CGGAGATGATGCCAGTTAGCCGTAATCTCTGCATTTTCTTAAACGTTGGTTTGGGAGAAGCGGCGAAAAGGGATGTGGGCACAGGAGATAATCAGATACCGGATATGGGAGCATTCGCTTCTGGTTCGGGATGGTTCAGGCTACCAGGTGGATATATTGTTCAGTTTGGCACTTTTTCAGGAAACACGACCCGCTTTATCAGTGGACACTTCCCTATACCATTCCCTAATCAGCCGATGGTTTCAGTCAGTGTTATGTCTGATGCCGTTCAGTCAGACCCGTCGAATCCTGCCCCGCAGGTTTTGTCTGTAAATTTTGAACATATCAGTAATTCAGCGTGGCGTGTGGCAACCAGTGATATCTCACAGCAATACAGATTCAGTTATATTTCGATAGGACGGTAGAAATGCAGAAATATATTTTCAGTGCCGATAAAAATGCGTTTTTCCCTGTGGAGCTTAAAATCGCTTATCAGGAATCCGGTGAATGGCCCGATGATGGAATCGAAATTGACGACACTGTTGCCGCCGAATTTATGAAGGAAGCACCAGAAGGAAAATACAGAGGTGTCATCGACGGAATGCCTGCATGGATTGATATTCCACCGCCAACTCATGAGGAACAAATTGCCGCAGCCGAACTGGAAAAGCAGCAATTGATTAATCAGGTCAACGAATACATAAACAGTAAGCAATGGCCTGGTAAAGCGGCGATTGGTCGCCTGAAAGGTGAGGAACTGGCGCAATATAATTTGTGGCTGGATTATCTGGACGCACTGGAACTGGTCGATACTTCCGGTGCGCCAGATATTGAATGGCCTACGCCTCCGGCAGTTCAGGCCAGATGACATCAGGCGCGGTGCTGGTATCTGTTGCCTCCACCGCGTCAATGTAATCCAGCACAGCGTTAAGTCGGGTGGTTTCTGCCTGCGTCAGCTTCCGCCCGGCTCGTAATTTCAGCTGAATCAGACTGATGGAAGCCATTGCAGCATCAATCAGCGACTGGCGCTTTACTTCTGCCGCGTCTAGTGCGGCGCTATGCTGTGCCTCGGTATCCGTCACCCATTTCTCACCATCCCATTTATCGTATGGCGTTAACGGTGAAAGCGTGACATAACCGTCTTTGATGGCACCGATATAATCCACTGTAACAGCTGCGCCATTTTCGATTGAGTAAACAGTCTCATTGCGGTGGTCTTCTTCATGGCGCCATCCCTTACCCGTAAATACTGCCACTTTCCCCGGAATGTATTCGCCCGGGTCAATACCAGTGGAACAGGCGGGCATACTTACGCCAGTATTAATATATTCATCAGACCAGCCCGTATATTCAGACGTTACTGCATCATAATAAAAACAACGCATATCACCCGGCACTGTAGCCAGCCCATTTTCATCAAAAACAGGTTTCATTATTTAGCCCTCACCAGAAAGTTAAATGCAATATTTCGTGGACGGGTTTCTGTACCTACATGTCCACTAATTTCACCATAACGTTTAACACTACGAGAGCTAAGAGCTCGTAGTGAGGAAGGCACCTTAAGACCGGGTTCGTCCGTTTTAACTATTCCCCCGTCACCATATGTAGCCAGTATTCCTGGGTTTACTCCTTCCCGTGCACTTCCTGCGGCAAGCCCGTCCCCCGTCCACAATTCCATATTGTGTGCATGATCCATAATTGTGTGTGATTGCCCTGAAAGTAGGGTACGTCCGACATCAATCCCGCGCCCGTCATCCCAGATACGAATGAAATCACCGCGTGCGTCAGGTAATGCCAGCGCCGGAAACACTTTCGCCAGCACAGGGTAATCAGTGGCAGAGAATTTCGCGCCGTTGAACTTCAAAAACACCATGCTGGACCAGCTATCGATTACGGTATCTGGCATTGCTGCGGACGGCCAGAAGAACGGAACGCCAATAGCTGGAGCACCTTCTCCCAAACCAACGTTTAAGAAAATGCAGAGATTACGGCTAACTGGCATCATCTCCGGTTTTTATTCAGGGGGATGCTCATGCTTATTGGCTATGTACGCGCATCAACAAATGACCAGGACACCGATTTACAACGCAATGCGTTGAACTGTGCAGGATATGAGCTGATTTTTTGAGGGTAAATCATCAGCATGAGACTAATAATTTAGCGTCCAATTCTGGGCTTTTTGGTTGCGCTCTCTCCGCCCAGAATTGTGCGCCAATTAGCCCAGAAAAAAACGCGAAGTTACAAACCGTTTGTCGCAACAGCTGGTGGTCAGTGTCGCTGCACACCTGTTGTTACGGCATGAATGCAGATTACCAAATCACCTGGCTGTAAGTAACCACAGAGAACTTTACCTGACTGTGGGGGGCGAGTTGTGCAGGAACTTAACCGCTGGTTTCGTGACGGAAGAGGACTTTATGTTCATGTTATTCGTTGGGAGCCAGAAACACAGCGCGTTATCTATCTTCGCAAAGACTACCCGCATGAGTGCTTTAGTCCTTTGTGGAAATTCAGGCGTGATTTTGTTGAGTGTGAAGGACCACCAGCATATTGATTCTGCAATTCCGGGACGTTACACTGTTCAGGCACCTTATAAAGCGGGTGCCGGGATTGGCGTCCTGAAATTGTCAACGGCGATGTATGACGCGCCAGCGTCTTTTTTATCGTCCGCATTTGCTCACATCCAGATTATGGTGGGCTGGGCGGGGGCACCGAAAGGTGCGCCGGTCTCCGTTGACGCCGGTTACGCCAACCCCGTCCAGTTCACCACCAGTGAAATTGGCGTTTCCGGTGGTGGAAGTTTTTCACTGTCAACGGAGGCTGCCATCATGGCTACGATCCAAGCCCTCACTCAACCTGAAATCACCATTGACAACGGCCAGGCCGTTACCACTTCTTTGGCTGTTGCCAACTTCTTCTCCAAGCGTCACGACGATGTGCTGAAAAAGATCCGCACTCTGGATTGTTCCCCTGAGTTTTGTGCCCGCAATTTTGCGGAGACATCGATTTCGGTAAATCAACCGAACGGTGGTACACGCAAGCTCCCTTGCTATCAAATCACACGAGACGGTTTTGCGTTTCTTGCTATGGGTTTCACGGGTAAACGTGCTGCCCGGTTCAAAGAGGCATACATCAATGCCTTTAACCAGATGGAAAAACTGCTTTCAAAGCCATCCACGCTGAGCGATGCCGCAGATAACGCCAGCGTGCTTTACTCCCACCTGTCGGTAATCCACAAGGTCTGGCTGCAGCAGCTTTATCCTATGTTGGCAAAAGCTGAATCTCCGCTGGCTGTTAGCTTATATGATTATATTAATGATGCTTCGGCGCTGGCCTGCCTCATAAATTTGTCGCTGAACCCTTCAGAGGTAAGGGGGCGCAAATGATCCGGAATATTTTCAAACGGTTTACCAATCAGACTTTCCGTTGTCCTCGTCCGGGTCAGTGGTACACCACACCTGCAGGGCATGTTCTACGTGTTAGCCTGGTTGACCGTGAATGTCAGAAGGTGATTTGTGAACCGCTGGGCCGTAATTACCGCGTCAGTATGCCGCTTATAGCCTTTCGCTCCGGAAAAAACATGAAGCATCTCGGAGGTGCTGCATGAGTATGGAGCTGATGGTTAAAGCGATGAAAATTCGAGTGGGTAATCCATTGCGAAAACTGGTTCTGATCAAGCTGGCTGATAATGCCAGCGATCAGGGGGAGTGCTGGCCCAGCTACCAGCATATTGCTGACCAGTGCGAGATTAGCAAACGTTCTGTGATGAATCATATTGCGGCCCTTTGTGAGTCCGGGCTGGTAAAAAAAGTCACCCGGAAAGGTGAAAAAGGTAACTCAAGTAATATCTATCTCCTTCATCTGGATGGTGCAGGAGATTCACTAGGGGGTAGTGCAAATAATTCACTATCTGGCGCAGCAAATTCACCAGGTAGTGCAGGAGTTGCACCAGGGGGTAGTGCAGGAGATTCACCCAGAACCAGTCACTCTTTTGAACCAGTCAAAGAACCAGTCAATGAACCAATAGCTGTTGGTGCATCAGTTGATGAGTCTGTGCGAGTTCGTTCAAACCGACCGGAATACTCTCCGGAGTTTGAGCAGGCATGGCTGGCATATCCCAAACGTGCTGGTGGCAATTCAAAATCTGCAGCCTTCAAAGCCTGGAAAGCCCGTTTGAATGAGGGGGTAAACCCCGAAACCATGCTGGAAGGTGTGAAACGCTACGCGGGCTGGGTATCTGCGATGGGTAACAGCGGCACACAATTTGTGAAACAGGCTGTCACGTTCTTTGGTCCGGATCGTCATTTCGAAGAATCCTGGGAAGTTCCTGCGGTATCTGCAGCCAGACGTGAGGACCCGTACTTCAAAGCCAGTTACGACAACGTGGACTACAGCCAGATCCCGGCAGGATTCAGGGGGTGATCATGAGTCTTTTGAATGAAGTTCAGAAATACATTGAAGCCCATCCGGGGTGTACTTCCGGAGACATTGCGGATGCTTTTGCAGGTTACTCACGGCAGCGCGTTCTGCAGTATGCAAGCAAGTTACGTCAGAGTGGGCGTGTGGCTCACCGTTGTGAAGGAGATACACGCAGACATTTCCCGCGCCTGACTGAGAGAGCGCAGGAGCTGGAACCACAACCAGTTCGTGAAACCAGACCTGTGCGCAATTTCTATGTCGGCACTAACGACCCGCGGGTGATTTTGTGCCTGACCCGCCAGGCGGAAGAACTGGAGTCAAGGGGCTTATACCGTCGTGCTGCAACCGTGTGGATGGCGGCATTCCGTGAAAGCCACTCCCAGCCAGAACGAAACAATTTTCTGGCACGTCGTGAGCGGTGCTTACGGAAAAGCAGCAAGCGCGCTGCATCGGGTGAAGAGTGGTATCTGTCAGGGAATTACGTGGGGGCTTAATGAGTAATAAATATTGCCGGGCGCTGGTGGAACTGCGGAACAAACCAGCCCATGAACTGAAGGAAGTGGGCGATCAGTGGCGCACGCCGGATAACATTTTCTGGGGAATTAACACCCTGTTTGGCCCGTTTGTCCTGGATCTGTTTACTGACGGTGATAACGCCAAATGTACCGCGTATTACACGGCGGAAGACAACGCGCTGGCGCATGACTGGTCAGAACGTCTTGCGGAGCTTAAAGGTGCTGCCTTTGGTAATCCCCCATACAGCCGCGCCAGTCAGCATGAGGGGCAA